ATAAAATCTTTCTTTATTAGGGCGGTCGTGCTACTCCCACAGGGTCAGATCTGACCCCCTCCAAAATCTCTCTTTCTCTCACTCTCTACCTATATTATCTCAAATCGGCAAACCTTTGTCAAGTCTTTTCTTTGCTTTATTGTAAAAAAGATTCCTCCTCGCGCTGTGCTGCGCGTATCTCCTTGTGCAGATCCTTTACTCTCTGGCGTGCTGCTGCCTCTCTCTTAAGCTTCCGCTGGATGCAGGGCTTGACAAAGTATCTCTTGTCCTTGACCGCCTGCAGGACGCCTTCCTTCACAACCAGATTCTTGAGGCGGCTGATTGCGCGCTCGAGCGGTTCGTTGTGTCTCACTTTTACTGATAGCATATATGCTCCTTTTCATTTGCTCTGTTAGTTAACACTCTTATTATACCATGTGCTGCGGGGTTTGTCAAGTGGTTTGGGGTGCGCTGGGCGCCGTGCGGTGGGGCTGGGTGCTGTGAGGGGGGTTCCAGAGGTGTTCATTAAGATGACTAGCACTTACCGATTTAATTGAGGTTTATAAGTAGAACTTATCACCGCACTGCTTCCCATAAGCTGCACCTATGCCGTCACTGCACCTACACCGCACTACACGCATTATCGCTATCTTGCAAGCATCTACACCGCATCCACACCGCATCTATCCCCCTAGCAGTCTTCTCATCTTGAATGGATTGAAGCAAAGAGTACCTATACTGATATGATTTGCTCCTGCGTCCATGTATTCTTTTACATCTCTCTCTGTCTGTACTCCTCCTCCTGCGATTATCTCTATATCACTGGGCATATCTTCTCTTGTTATCCTTATTAGCTCAAGTGTAAAGGGTCTTAGTTCTGGGCCTGATAGTCCTCCGTGTATTGTTTGCAAGGTATTAGAGAAATGGAATTGTCTGAATCCTGCATCATAGAGGTATTTGATTTCTTCTGGTTTTGTTGTAGGGCTTAGTTTTGCTATGGTGAAGGTGCGTTTTGTTTTCGTGAATATATTAGCGTTGTCCCACGGCAATGTCTTTGCTAGATTCGGACATGAAAGGTTTAGTTCGATGTTTTGATTGGGTGGGAGCAATTCAAAGATGTGCGTGAAGTCATTGCGCTGTAATTCTGCGATTGATAGTAGGTGGTCTGGTGTGGTTTTAGCTAGTGCTGCTTTGATGCCTGGATTGGGGAGGCCTAGCTTGTTAGTCCATCCATTGAGGGCTGGTCTGTACCTGAGTGATTTGAGTGCTGCGAGCAGGCGGTTGCCGTTCGGCTGCAGGGTGAAAGTTCCATGCACAGAAATTGCGCTTGGATGAGAGATGTAATTACCGAAGGGTGCTGCGATAAAAAAACGCGGAATGCTGAGTGCCTTCATGCCTTAGCGAGAATCTGAGTGACTACCTTATTCAGCACTTGCTTTAAAGCGTTAATCTCTTCTTGCAGTACTGCGATGTCATGCATGGTGGCGTAATGCTCCTGCTCTACCTGTTCGCCCATGTCTTCTTGATTTGAAGTTTCGTCTACTCCAGTGGTGATTTCAGGGGGGTCATAATGCGTTACAGTAATAGCCATAATATACTTTTAGGTTGAGTTCATTAAAATAATATATGCCACATAAACATTGAGTATCAGCAGTGCCACATGGATGGTCATAATGTTCCTTGTTAAGATTGTCATTTACCTATATATGGTGTGACACCAAAAAGGAAGAGCACTAAAGCGATGTTTTCTGACAATAAAAAACGTAGTTAATAAAAGTGGGTACGTTGAGCAGAGCTCTGGATGTGCGGACAGCCAAACACCTTCATATGTTTCAATGAAACTCCTCGCTTATCCCCTAAGTTATGCTTCGTCCTATGGCGCATACCTATGGCTCCCCACATAACACCTTAAATTTCACCAGAGTAGAGCACTCGTACAGGGAGAATAGCGGTCTGCCTCCGCACTTCCTACAAGCTGTCGTTTACTCAACTTACGTTCTGATCACAACCTCAGTTGGACACCTCGAACGCTCCCACAATAATATTTATATCTTATTGATAGAAAGAGGGCCCTTGAGTATGGCCTCTGTCTCTTCAAATCCTCCTATGAGTTTCCCATCTATTATTACTTGAGGTATCGAGCGTAGCGGCTGATTATAATTCTGCTGAAACTCTACCACAGCAGACTTGTTAACCATCTTCTCTTCTATGGTGTAATCATGTTCTGAGAGTAATACCTTTACTCTGTCACACCAGCTTCAACCATGTCCAGAGTAAACGATTGCTGTTTTACCATCCATGCGGTTCTCCCCAATGATATATGGTTACAAGAGTCCAGCAAATTACTATTAGATTTTTCCAGATGAATGCTTCAATCATTCTTCGTCTTTATAGAGAGCTTTCATGTATAACCAGAACTCTACTGTTCCCTCGTCACCTGCGTGTCTTGTTTTTTTCTTATTCATCTGTGCCTTTTAACATCTGTTTCCTAGTTGAATGTCTGAATCTTTCTTTCATATTACCCATCCATCGGAAAGGTGTACATAGGGTACATTTTGGTATTCGTTTCCGCCAGGCTTTAGACTTGCGTTTCCCTGTCTTCTTTTTCAATCTTCCCCCCTTATGAATTTTTCTAATTCTTTAGTCTCTTTGGATTTTCTCATGGCGTCAAAGGTATTGTCTTCTTTCCACGGTATAGGTATATCCTCACATTCGTCAGAATAGTCACTACACATTATCCAATATTTTCTGTTTTCTTCTGCTGTTAGCATATCTTTATTGCTATCCATAGTAGTAACACGTTAGTAATTAATATTTCTACTGCCAAGAGGGTATGATACCAGACCCATCTTGATTCATATTTTCTGTCTCGTTTAATTTCTAGTTGAGCTTTCTTTTTGGATATCTCTTCTTCCTCATCTACTTCTGTAGTAGGCAACCATGCATTTTCCCAAGTTTCTTTGATGCGTTTAAATATCATAAAATTCCTGTTTATGTATTTTCTGAGTTATTGGTTGGCATTTGAAGCATAGTTGACCCACGCCTTCTATATATCCATATCGGTAGTCTATATGATGACTCTTCTTGAACTTGGTAGACTCATCGCATATAACACAATATTCAATCTCATCAATTTCTTCTATTTGTTCCATATTCACCGAGCTCCGCTATTCGTCTGTTGAGTTGAGCAATCGCATCATGCAGATAACCTGTATCATGTGGCTCTATCCTTGACTTGTACACCTCTATCTCATCTTGAAGGACGGCTATTCTAATTTCATCCATTGGTATTGCAGCTATTTTACCTCGTAATTCTTCTAATTTAGTCATGGTACATCTTCTCCATTTCAATATTTTTAAGTTCATCTCTTATGATTTCTCTAATTCGCTTCTCAGTAATAGTGACATAGAAAGGCTCGCCTTGAGATATACTATTGATATTGGCTTCCAATTCTTCTATATCTTTGTGATGCTCATGTATTAATTCATCCTCTACGGATAGGCGTATGGCCTTGGTCTTATCCATTTGAGATCATCCTTCTTGTATGGCTTGGTTTTTGATTGAATTTTTACACCAGAACAATCGTTAATGCATTGGTTCCATTTAATATATGACCTCACTGGAATGCAGTTATAATGGTCTTCTAACCTACATATTCCTGTCTGTACTGAACAAGAGAGTAATAGACACACCAGAAGACCTATTAAACATAGATAACCAGTTTTCATATATTATTATACCTCAAAATGTGACGCTTGTCAAGTATTTATCTGTGTCTAATCAAAATCATTATTGGGGAGGCATGCCCACATAATCTGTTGCAACCTTGTTCACACACAAAGGCATCGTAGCTTCAACTATATCTCTTACCACTTCTGAAGAGCCTTTGCTCATCTCAAGCCATGTAACCGAATGTCTCAGTCCATCTAAAATACATCCACACACCTCTTTCACTTGCTCGGGCCACATCTCCCTAGTAAATGGTAATTGGTCTATTTCAGCATTCTGTGCACACCCACCAACAAATCCATGTATGTAACCCGCAGGATACCAGAATGGTGTAGCTCCGTCTGGATGTGCGCTAATCTCATCCTTCAAAAATAATATATTCCAAAATACAAATATACTAATCAATAATACTATTATGACTTTTCCCATGATTTCCTCCAGAATGTTTTCTTAGCACTTTCAAATATTCTTTAATAGAATGATCTCTCGCATCTATTTTTGTAAAGTCTCCGATTTCATGGTTTTCACTCCAAGAGAGTGTTTCGGCTTGAATCCATATTCCCCAGTGCCGATATGGGATCGGGGGTAAAAAGGGCACTGGGTCATTCGGTATTGCCACTCTGAAGTGTAATGCATCCATACCAAGTTGTGTATCGGTAATCGCGGGCGATCCGTAAGTATAAATTTGTACATCGTATGCGTCATCCTCTAGCCACAATCCTATGATCTGGGCTATTGCTCCACCCAGAGAATGTCCTGTAAGAATTACAGACTCCTCAAGGGCATGATTTTCTATTATATCATCTCTTAATTTTTCAGCGGCGTCTCTAAACCCCCTATGAATTTGAATGTCGAGCTTTCTATCTTTGAATGGTCTTGCGTCGAGATCGGTAAGCACATTTCTACCATTATTAGTACCGCGGATGCTAATAATACTGACACCACGATCTTGAACCACATTATAGGCGAATTCATTATCTCCTAATTCCTTTCCTTCGTTATAGATTTTCTCACAATATTCAGCCATCTCTATGAGAACATCTACCCCTACAGGAAGAGTTGTTTTGTCTCCCGATTCGCCGTTCATACTGATAAACTTATTACTAAATGTGCAACTACTTAATAGGAGTATCCCTATTATGAATATCCACCTCATCTTTTTTTCTCCATGCCGTCGCTCCTAATATAGCCCCAAAACTTAGATGGAACATAGCTCCACCCCCAAGAGTTAATGGCACCCATCTAGTTACACCTTCTGCAGCACAATCATGTGTGGCACAATGGTTTGCCATCATCAAATTCCACATCAAGGGTGCAATAAAAAAGTCTACGAGACAAATGAACAGATATATCAATCCTGCCCAGTCGCGCCAATGCCTGTTAATTGTTTTGTTTATGTTCATTTATATTGTTTTCATTAGTTGATCTTAAATATGCGGTCAACCACCCGAATCTTCTCTTCCTCATGATCATGGATAAAAACTTCTTTGATAGGCCCGTCTATATTTTTGTCCCAATAATTTAGAAATTTCTCTATACGCGGATAGTTCGGCGTTTGATCTCTCGTCTGCCATATGAATTCGTTCACCAAGTTCAAATAGTCTGGCATATAATATACTACTTGCACGGATGCAGTTGTCCATTTCTTGATTATATATACCATCCTTGGTTATTTCATCCATTTTCCTATTCGGCCTCCTGAGAGAGTTATATCAGTACGACCTTCCTTGAATAACTTTGCGATGTGTTTAAGGCATGATTTAGTATCCTTACCTTTACCAATCACTTTACCATTGACTTTTACATAGACCTTCATTGACACACCAATAAAATGTTAATTCTCCTGTAATAGCTCCAAGTATACTGGAGTATATTGCTATCTTTATAGCTAGGAGAAATAGATTAGTCTTTTTCATCTCCGATTATATCCACACCATGATCTACTGATTGGGTTGTGAATCCTCTTGATCTTGCTTTTTTGTCAAAATTTCTTCTAAGTCTGCTTATCTCCTGCTCCCTCCAATCAACAATATTATACGGCTCTCTAAACAGAGCATCTAAAATGTCCTGTATTAGACCTTCTCGCCTATTCCACGGCTCATCATATTTTTCTAAGTGGGGCTTAATAGCATCCTCAACCTTTTGATAATATATGTGATTGTGTTTCATTCTGAACCTCTTGTAATATCTCTATTAATCGTTTTATCTGGTCTGGAGTCAACTTTCTTAGTGTTACAATTCCCGCTCCATCGAAGCCCATCTTGTAAAGTTCATTATGACCTATTGCTTTCATTTTCCCTCTGGTATATCAATGTGCCAAAGAAGGCCCTTGTTTTGTAGTTGTTTAACTTTCATGTGAAGATAGTCATAGACAATTATCATCTGGTTATTTTCTTGTCTTCTCTTAATACCATAAATGTCTTTGATTATTCTTCTCAACTCCATTTCTCTCTTTTCTCTGATTGATTTCATGGCCCATCTGTCCTTATTTGAGCGTAGTATCCTTGGTCAAATAATGATTGAGAGAGTTTAGTAGCATGCTCCATATTTTGACAAAATCGTTTGGTTATATCTGACTCGTCTGGAGGTATCCATTTTGCGTTTTGCCTCATTTGGGCATGATTATTTAATGTGGATTCTGGTTGTCGTTTCCAATATTCTATCCAAATGTTCATAATCCACTCTTTTTTCTTTCTTCCAGATATTCCAAATCATCCTGACATCCCCGCACAGCATGATCGACACGTTCCAGAGCTTCCTCAAAATTCTTTACTGTCTCTGCCCTCATCTGTAAGGCTATCGCCTTTCTCTTCTTCACATCTACAATAACCGTATCGATTTGTGAAGATGCAATTGCTGCATACTTATTGGGTTGTGGTTCTACTTCAACACTTACTAATTTCGCTTCTTCAGTCATCAGATTTCCTTTTTCGGTTTTCAATTCTCATTGCCATTTTATAAAGATAAGTAGATATCTCCTTCAGAGATTCCTCATCCATATATTCAAGATAATTTATTATTCTTTCTTTCATTTTCTCTTTGGGGATGTCCATTGCCATGTATTACCTTTCTTAGATTTATATCGTTCAGTTATTAACTTTCTGGCCCCTTGATTTTCCTTATTCCAATTCGTAGCCTTCTCAATACATCGTATTCTATTATTTGCGTACCATTCTTTTTGTTTACCACTTTCCTTCCGTTGCTCTTTGACATCTTCTTTATTTTGATCATACCAATCTCTTTTCTGTTTCTTTCTTTTTTCCTCTTTGGTCATTCTCAAGTCGGCCATAGTTGGCAATGGTTGTGTTTGACTTAAATGAGTTACCGATTGTGATAGATCTCCATAAATTTCTTCGTGTTTGTCGATAAGTTCCGAAAGGTTCTTCATAGATTCTCCTATGTGGCAAATCCCTCCCATCCCCATTTTGCGATAAAGTAGGCATCTACTATATCAGTCACAGGATTTGTTAGTTTTTTAGATTTTGGTTTGATTCTAATCTGTAGGTCTGTAGGTGTGACTAATTCATCACAAAAGGCTTCATACATCACTTCTTTGTTGGCATTTCCCCTACCTGTTGCGTACTTCTTGATTACAGTAGGTGGTATTGCCGTGTAGTTGTACTTGTGTTTGTAGAGTTTGTGTTTAAGTAGGCCAGTGTTTTCAGCAACAGAACGAACATGAGATTTACCTGTAGTAGCAAAGGCATATCCCTCAATGAATATTTCACATCCTTGTATAATACTCATAGCCCAATCTGAAAGTATATCATGTCGCTCTTCCTCAGTTTCCCATTTAGGATATGGTTCTGGATGAAGATTCAATACCCCGTGCTCGGCGGGTCTTGATGTATGTTCCAAATAATATACATCACAAGAATCAAAATCAAATAATCTATCATCGTCTGATTTCCATACGCATATTGCGGGTGATGTTAATGAATAGTCAACTCCAGCTATCTTCCTCATTCAATCTTTCTGCAGGTTCTTCTATCAAATTACCGCAGAAAGGACAACATTCTATAACTTGTTTTGGAAGTTCTTCGATTTCCAATTTGATTTCATATTCCTTACTGCAGTAGTCACATTCTACTTCGTAAAGTATATAGTCTTCATCAATTTTAACCTTTATCAATACTCTCTCCTAATTTAAATACTTTGGTTTATCCTCATCCTCTTCATCATCATCCGCGTTTAGAACCTCTTGTTGCCTTTGTTGTTCTTGGATTTGTTTTTTTGCACAACTTGCCACCCTTTTAGCAATGGCTTGGTGAATTAATTTCCAACCCTTTTCACTTACTGGACTTGGTTCACCTACAACATCATAACAACCAGCGGGTAACCATCTAATTCTCCACCCACCTTTATGTTGTTCAACATTACCATCACTATCTATATAATCAACATCAGAGACAGCATTTTTATCCCAGTAAAGATGGCATACACCAAAGTCTATGCCATCATGAGTTCTAAAATGTTGAAAGAAATTAGTATTCCCCAAACATGGAAAAAACTTGAAACCTGGCTGTTTATATATCAATGTCTTAAATTGAGTTTCTAGACTCTTTTTAATTTCTTCTAAATGTTGAGGATGCATTTTAATTTCTGCCCCTTCTGGCCATTCGATATGATAATTTGGTTTCTTTTTTTCTGACATTTATTACTTCTTATACATAGATTCAACCGGCACCTCAAATTGTCTTAATGGAACATCGACCTTAATAAATCGTCTTTTTCGTATAAGGGTTAAGGTAACCGTTTCTCCTATATTGTAAGTGCTGAGCGCGTCTGTAAGGTCAACTCCATTATTGACCAATGCAGTATTTACCCCAACAATAGTGTCACCAACCTGTAAACCTTCTGGCATGTTATCAGTAGGAAAAATGATAAGACCATAGGTATTAGGAATTTGTGCAGTTTTAACTTCTGGAAGTTCTTTAATAATGGTCTTCCTTTGAGTTTCAGAAGTTAATAATCCAATCCTCACTCCTATGGCTGGTCTATGTACTTCTCCACTATACACCATAGACTTGAAAGAAGACCTAACTATATCACTTCTTATTGCAAGACCTATTCCAGCATTCTCCTTGACTTTTGAAACAATCAAGGCGTTGATTCCGACAATCTCCCCCTTCATATTTAAAAGAGGCCCACCAGAATTTCCTACATTTATTGCTGCATCGGTCTGCAAAGCTTTAATGAAGGAGTGTCTAGCGTGTCTGTCTTTACTAGAAATTATACCTTTAGTTACTGTCCAAACCATACCCATTGGATGGCCCATCGCAAAGACATCTTCTCCAATTTCAGGTATCTCCTCGGCAAATCTTAATGGTGGAACTATCTTTGGAGAACCAATGACCTCAAGAAGTGCCAAATCTGCTAAAGGGTCACGACCAACTACTTTTACCTTATATTCACTCCAATCTTCTTCATCCCAAAAATATATTCTAAGATATTTTTGTTTATATATACAATGAAAATTTGTTATGATATATTGAAGCTCTACCACGGCACCAGAGCACAGAGAATTCTGGCTTGGGTTTGTTGTGGGGTCTTCATTGGGACTTGCAGAGATTAAAACAATTGATTCTCTGACTATTTCTATAACAGAGGGTAGGTTATAGTTCTCCCTCTTACTTGATATGTTGTTACTATGTGATACACAGGCTCCAATCGTAAATATAGAAAAACACACCAAGCATAATTGCTTGAGTATTTTCATTCGTTATTATCCTTGAAAAATTGTTTCAGGGCTTTCTGATGGTTCCTCTTTTGATTGGTCTGGTAATGACTCTGTTGGAGCATCTTCCGGCTCTGGTAAAGTGTTTATTATAGTATCATTATCAGTTTTAGTTTTATTATCAGAGGGCTGGATTTCTATTATGCCTTGTAGTGTATTTTTTTCATTGACACACTCTACAGCTTTAGTCATAAAAAGTTGTCCTACCCATTCTAAATCATATACTTTAGCAATATATGCTGATATATCATGATCAACTCTAATTTTATCTAACACACAAAAACAATGTTCTAACATTTTCCGTTGAACTGGTGGTGGTGGCATAGACCCTATAAGACTTGGATTAGAAGTTACTATCCACTTATATGTTCCTTGATAACAAGCATTTACAGTGTCGTATAATATCTGAGAAGGCCATTCGTCGCCATTTGGGGCTTGTTTTAATAATTCTTCGTTTCTAGATGAATCAGCTGGTTGAGCTCTTAGTCCTAATTGAAAATAACCCCAAAGACCTATAGTAAGCCCCACCATGAATGAAATTATAATTATTTTATTTTTAGACACGGTATTCCTATCCAGTGAACCATTTTCCCATTAGTTTAATTTTATCTGCACGATCTATTAGCACGTGGTCTATTTTAATCACTTCCATTCCTAAAAATTCTGCTAGTACTTCGGTTGAGGAAAACTCCGCACACGAATATACATCACATTGAACTAATGCTGGAACTGGTTCGTCCCAAACGTGAATAGCGATGTGACTTGTTTCTATCATCACTATTCCTGTTACCCCACGATTTCCCTCTTTGGAAACATAGGACGCAAAAGGCCCCTTGATGATGTTCATGTCTATTTTTTTTACTACATTCCGAAGCCATTTTTTAAGTTCTTTTTCACTTGTAATTGGGCGGTTCACTTCTGCCCGAATAATCAAGTGTTTGTGTTCTGGCAAATGTCATTCTCCGCATCCTAGTGATTCATATTTTACTCGTTTCCAAGTATTTTCATTCTCATCATATTTCATCCGTATCATGTTTCCGTGGCTATCACAATGATGAGAATATATCCTGTTTTCTATTTCAAAAAACCCAGCATGTTGAAGACCTTCCATCCTTGGAAGAGAATATGAAGCAATTATCCATTTGGGGGGATATTGTTCATCTGTATCAGCACACCCATAAAGAAATATTATAATACTTAGTAAAATTAGCAATCTACCCATTTCGTTTACACTCTTCTCTTACTTTGGCAATTTAGCTTCAAATTCTCTTAGACGCCTAAAAACGCTCATTAATTCAATAATGGTAGGCCACGCTTTTAATAGATATTGCATCGACCCCTCTACTCTACCAAATGCTCTTATTATTTGTTGCATCACACCCAGAGTCATTACTCCAGCAACTATGGCT